GGAGCCTATTGCTGATACCGATGCTGCAACGAAAGGCTATGCCGATGCAGTTGCCCAGGGCCTGACAGTTAAAGAAGCATCGCGAGCTGCTTCCACTGCGAATTTCGTTGGTTCCTATTTCAACGAAACTGGCACTGTCTCGTCGGTTGATGTTGGCGCCAATGAGCTGACGATTAATAATCACAGCTTCAACACTGGCGAGCGTGTTTACATTTCCTCTACCGCCGCATTGCCCACCGGTTATGCAACAAATACTGAATATTTTGTAATTGATACTGGCACAAACACAATTAAGCTGGCCGATACTGCCGCTGACGCTGCCAGCAATACCCCCATCGTAATTTCAGATACTGGCTCAGGCACTATTACAGTTGAGCACACACTGTATCTTGTTGCCGGTTCCAATGGTGCATTCTCTGCTGATACGGTTACTTTTAGTCAGGGCGATCGCGTCCTGCTGAAAGATCAGACAGATCAAACACAAAACGGCGTCTATGTCGTCAGTGAAACTGGTGATGGCAGTAATCCTGCAGTGTTGACACGCGCAGACGACGCCAATGCGTCGGCGGAGCTGTCTGCTGGTACATTCACTTTCATTTCCGAAGGTGCAGCTAACGGTGGTATTGCGTATGTGCAGATTACGCAAAACCCTGTTTTAGATGTAGACAATATTGTCTGGGCAGTGTTCTCTGCCAGTTCGATCCCAGCGAATACTGTTGACAATACAAAGCTGTCTGACATGACAGAGGCAACTGTCAAGGGACGTGCTGCTGCAAACGGAACTGGCGATCCTCAGGACTTAACTGCGAATCAGTTGGTGGCTATAGTAAATACTGCCACGGACGCCATTGACTGCGGCACTTATTAAAGCTGTATTTGCAGCATTTATCGGGATAAACAATGTCGGTTCCCATTCAGAATCTTCGTAGCGCAACGGCAAATAAACGACCTGCTGCAACGGGCCTTACTGTTGGTCAGATTGCCGTTAATTACAACGAAGAAGATCCGGCTATTTATCTGCGCGGCGATGCAGATGCGCTGGTGAAGGTGAGCCCCACTTTTGTGGGCAGCACCGCTCCAAATGCCACCCCTGCATCGGGAGGCTCTTCTGGTAATAGCAAAGGCGAAACCTGGCTTGATACAAGCACAACGCCTGCAGGGCTTAAGATTTGGGACGGCTCTGCGTGGGTGAATTCTTATGCGCTGGCCAGCGGCACGACAATTGCCAGTCCTACGTTCACTGGAACGGTAACAATTCCTTCTGGCGCATTAATTTCTGGTTACGCGCAACTTGGAGCAGCTCAAACTTTTACTGCCACGCAAACGCTAAGTTCTGGCGTTGTGCTTTCCAACTCTAATTTGACAACCATTAAAACTGCCACTTTTAATTCGCAAGTTGATTTGGTTGGCACAAGCGGAACCATTGCAATCGATTGGAGCGCTGCTCAAAACTATCGCCAGCCAGAGCCCACTGGAACTATTACTTATACATTTACAGCCCCTCCTGGCCCCTGCCATTTGCAGCTCTTCATTGATTCGGACGGTAGCAGCACGGCTCAAACAGTTAATTGGCCTGGGACTGTCACCTTCCTTGGCTCCACTTGGGCGGGGGCTAATAATAAGAAAGCCGTAATCAATCTTTGGTACGACGGCACAAACTTTTTTGCCATTGGCACGAACCAGCCCTGAGGAGACATAGATAATGGCTAATCGTTATTGGGTGGGCGGCACTGGTACCTGGGACACAACAAACACCGCCAACTGGTCGGCAACTTCTGGCGGGGCCGGAGGAGCCTCCGTTCCTGGCCCCACTGATGATGTCTTCTTTGACGCCAACAGTGGCACCGGAGTACTTACGCTCTCACAAGTTTGGCAAAGCAACGCGTCGAGTTATATTGACACGGGCGCAATTAACAACTTAAATTTTACAAATATATCGACTGGGTTGACACTGAGCACGACATCGCCTAGGACGATGCCGCCCATAAATGGGACGCTGACCTTTCCATCGTCAAATTCTTTGTTTGCGAGTGAATATCTCACCTGGATGTTCATGGGAACTGGCACATCAAAGGGTATTGTTAATTACAGAAATACCGGAACAAATGTTTTGTTGGTTTACAATGGAACTCTGACGCTCAGTCAAAATTTGCAGAACTTTTTATACGGGGTTGTTGGTCCATTTTCTTATATTTCTACAAACAGATCTGCCGTATTAAATTACAATGGATTTAAACCTGGCTACTTTAATGTAAACGTTCAACGCGGTGGCACCCTAAATGTAGGCTCTTTGAGCGGCCACAGCGCGGGAGGTTTTTCCGCGGACGCTGGGGGGACAATTAATTTTAACACCGCATCCAGTCTTACCTGTTCGCTGACGAGAAATGGAGGGACAATTAATTTAAATAGCGCGACAATATCCCTTACCGGTATAACGGGAGCCTCTGGAACCCTAAATACAGGCACTTCAACTGTTTACGGAGGCGATTCTAATATTGACTCTGCGACTACTTGGTATAAATATCAGACAGGCTCTAATCGCACCATTGGCACCATATCTGCTTCCAACAATGTCCAACTTTTGCCTACTGGTACAAATTCGTGGTACCGTCTATCAGGAAACATTAGCTGCTCAAGTATCTCTCTAAGGCACGGCAACACAGGAACAGCGTCAGACCGAGGATTCATCTTTAGCTCCGTCGTTGGGACACCTAGGACTATATCTGCCAGCTCTTTTTCTGAAGCAGTAACTAGCAAGTATTTGGATTTTGCGGATACCACCTTTTCGGGGGGAATTTCCGGCACTACCGGGACTGAGTTTGGCGATTTGGGGGGAAATTCCAATATAAACTTTCCCGCTGGAAGGTCTTTGTACTGGGTTGGCGGCACTGGAACCTGGGGCAGCTCCGCAAATTGGTCATCTTCGTCTGGAGGAGCCGGTGGCCAGGTCCCACCAAGACCTCAGGACGATGTTACCGTCGACGGCAACAGCGGGTCGGGGACGATCACCCTAAACTCTACCACTTGGGGTGGCAATGTAAACATCAATAATTCAAACATTTCAATTACCTCCAGTTCGCAGTTTGCGGATTTTGTCTTCGCCCGCAATGCCAGACTGGGCGGAAATCTTACGATTACAAGTGGCACTATTGTGGCGCCGCTTTCATTCTCTTATGTAAAAGGGGGTGCATCTCCGGGGGCCGCGAACGTAAACGTATCAGCCACGGCAAACTCTAAGAATGCATTGTCACTCGCCTCCTATTCATTGGGGGGGCTAAGTTTTCAGTCTAATGCGTTTTTGAAGTACCTCTATTGTCAGGGCGGTACGTCGACGACCAATAATTACAATATAACAATTGGGGAGGAATTGAGATGTTCCAACGAAAGCGGAAGCTTCTATGGAAACCTTAATTGCGGGACTTCTACAATCACCTTTAATGGAAGAGCTGGAAGCCAAATAGCATTTATTAATATGGGGGCTAATAGTATTAACGCGGCAAACGCAACTTTTGTTGTTGACCCTGATGTGGTAACTCCACCGTCTACACTTGTATTTAACTTTGATACTGGCCCATCTTTTGCAATTGGAAAACTTATTTATCGCGGAAGTGTCGATTATCAATGCACTTTTACTTTTGAGCAGTCCAATTGCACCATAGGCGAAATTGTTAACGAAACAAATTCTGGCACGCTGACACTAGCAGGCCCGTCCGGTCAGTCTCTTAACATTGCCAAATGGAGCGCAAATGGTGTTTCTGGTCGCAATGTAGTGATTAACGGTGGTCGATACACCTATACGGGGGCTGGCGTCGTCGATGGCGATTATCTGACGATTAACAGCTCTACTGTTTCGCCTTCAACTTTGACGTGGTACGCTGGATCTACCTCTACAGATGGCGGGTCCAACTCTGGGTGGATATTCACAGATCCTCCTGGGGGCGGAAGCGGTTTTTTCTTTGGGAGCAATTTCTAATGTACGCTTTTGTTTCTGACGGCATCGTCACCAATTCCAATCTTTCGTTAAATATTTGGCGAAGCGAGCATCCACAAATCTCACTGCCCGCTTTTCCTACGGAAGAACAGCTCAATGAGCAGGGTATTTACACAGTAGAACCGGCTCTACAGCCTTCTATTGACCACACGCAAAGCGCGGAAAGCTCCGTAGTGTTTAACGGAACAAGCTGCGTTCAAGAATGGACAGTAAGTGACGCCAGCGAAGAGGAAGTTGCTTCTCGCACAGCATCTCAATCCAAAGCCGTTCGCGACGACCGCAACCAGCGCCTAGCGAATTGCGACTGGACCCAGCTTCCCGATGCGCCGGTCAACACCGAATCTTGGTCTGAATATCGCCAAGCCTTGCGTGACATTCCCGAACAGGCTAATTTCCCTTGGGGCATTATTTGGCCTGATGAGCCCGCAGCTTGATCAGTGTCGTCCCGCCCTCATAGTGAACAAGACTTTAAGGGCAAATTGCAACAAAGTATTGACGAGCTTTTACTAGACTGACAATGCGCTTTTATCAGCCATGATTTCCCCGGCCTCTTACGACACCTACTGAGATGCCCCGTAACCAGAAGATCGTCTTCCGGCAAGGCACCACAACCCCCAGCGCTCTAGACTTTGAGGTTGGCGAACCCGCATGGGACAAGCTGGCCAAGAAGTTCTACCTCAAGGCCGAGGACGGCACGATGGTGGAGATCGCCGGAGGGGGAGGTGGTGGTGGCACTGGCTCCTACACCGCAAGCTCAAGCCCACCTGCGAGCCCCGCCGAGGGCGATCGCTGGTACGACATTGACTTGGGAATTGAGTTTACCTATGTCAACGATGGTAATAGCTTGCAATGGGTGGAAACAAGTACGGGCGGCGGCGCCTCGTCAAGTCCCATCGTGGAAACCCAGCAAGTGATCAGTCAAGATATTGAGCTGAGCGCCGGAACCAATGGGCTATCTGTTGGACCCGTTGAAGTTGCGGATACCTATGCTGTAACTGTACCTGAAAACGCTATCTGGATGATTGTGTAATGGCTTACGGATCTGTAAAAGTCGATTCCATCGTCACCAGCACGCAAACGGTGACGGTTGACAACCTGCTTGATAGCAGCGATCTCGGTTCTTCTGTGCAGGCGTATGACGCGGATACGGCCAAGACTGATGTGGTGCAGAGCTTTACTGCAGCCCAACGCGGATCGGTGGTGACATTGACGCCAGGCGCCACGGTGACACCTGATTTTGCTGCTGGCAATAATTTTAGTTTGGCATTGGATCAAAACACGACGATTGCCAACCCCAGCAATGTGACTGCAGGGCAAAGCGGCAGTATTTCGATCACGCAAGACGCTACCGCGAGGACACTGGCCTACGGCACCTACTGGTACTTCGATGGTGGTGTACCGACGCTAGGTACAACAACAGGTGCCATCAGCACGCTGGTCTATTACGTGGATAGCAGCACCCACATCACGGCCCGCCTCATCAACGAACCCACCAACGCATGACGATTCCTGGAAGCGCCAACCCCCTATTGCTGAAGGCCCCTGCTGGTGGTGGCGGTGGTGGCTACGCCATTGAACGGAGCATCCGCCTAAATGCACCGGATTCGGCATACCTTAGTCGTACTCCCGGCTCTGCTGGCAACCGCAAGACGTGGACTTGGGCGGGGTGGGTGAAGCGGGCAAGAGTTAATAATAGTGATTTGGAATGCTTTTTTGCTTGTGTACCTAGTGCCTCTGATTATGTACAGCTTGCATTCCAACCAGGTACAAACAATTTGGGACTTTATATTGCAAACCCTTCTGGTGTAGCTCAAAGTTTTAGCTTAAATGTTTATAGAGATTTATCAGCCTGGTATCACATTGTAGTTGCTTTTGATTCAACGCAAGCAACAATAACAAATAGACTTAAAGTTTATGTTAATGGGATAGAAATTGCATATTCTACAGACGCTCGTATTTATATTACTCAAAACACTGACTTTGCTGTTAACAGCGTTTACCAACACACAATTTCAGGTATTGTTCCGTATTCGGGAACCAGATACCTTTCCGGCTACCTAGCCGACATCCACTTCATCGACGGCCAAGCGTTAGATCCCACCAGCTTCGGTGAGTTCGACGATAACGGCATCTGGCAACCGATTGCCTACAGCGGCTCCTACGGCACCAACGGTTTCCACCTGCCTTTCAGTGACAACAGCACCGCCGCCGCATTAGGGACGGACACTTCTGGAGCGGGGAACGACTGGACCGTCAACAACATTTCTGTCACCGATGGGTTTACCGCTTCCTATGACGTTGTTCCGACCGCTCCTGGCGATGCGTTTGATGGGAATATCAATACCTATGCTTATGGGCCAAGTGCAACAACAATCACCTTTAGCCCACCACTGACAGCAATAGCAAATCGATTAGATTTGCACGCCAGAACAGGATGGACGTGGACGGCGGCAACCAATCTAGGGACTGTTACCGTTGCAAATACAGGAGTTGCGTGGCCTAGTGGTGGTTCTTACAACGGTTGGTACTCCTATTCCAATGCTTCACTCACAACGATCTACTCAATCTCTGTAAGCGCCGGAGCTAACTGGACGATTTCAGGTGTTCAGATTGCCGGTTCACCAGCGGTTGTTGGAACTCAGTTACTGGTTCAAGGTGTCGGAAGTAACGACAGCCTCGTAGACGTTCCCACTAATGGCACCGAGACGGATACGGGACTGGGGTCGGAAGTTAGGGGAAATTATGCGACGTTGAATCCACTGGAAAACACTGGACTTACCATTGGAAACGGGAACCTTGACACTTCTTGTAGTGCTTCTGCTTGGTATAGCGTCAAGGGAACAATTGGTGCTAGTTCGGGTAAATGGTATTACGAATCCACCATAAGCAGTGGATCACTGTATCAGATGATTGGATTATTTTCAACTAATTCTGCACTTCCAGCGCCTGGATCAGTTGGATATTTTCCGTATCTTGCATCTGGATGGGCCTATCAGACGAGTGGAAGCTTGGTTAATGGTAATGTCTTTTTATCTAGCGGTATTTCTGCGGCAAGTGCTGGAGATGTGGTAATGGTCGCTTATGATATAGACGCAGGTAAGTTGTGGTTTGGCAAAAATGGTACTTGGTTTAACAGTGGAGATCCAGAAGCAGGAACAAATGCTGCCTATACAAATCTCTCAGGAGCGTTGTCACTTGCAATTTCTATGTATTCGTCTCAGAGCAACTCCTTGAATACAGGTGCTCGCCCCTTCGCCTACACCGCCCCCAGTGGCTTCAAGGCGCTCTGCACGGCAAACCTGCCCGAAGGCACCATTACAACGAGCGGCACTTTTACTGGCAACGCAAATGCAGACGGTCCATTCGTTTACCTGAATGGCATTCCAACTGCAATGACCATCAACGGCAATGCCGTTACATTTGCCACGCACGCCGATAAGCTTTCAAACGGATTCAAGATTAGAACCAGTAGCACTTCTTATAATACCAGCGGGAGTAATACTTATTCCATCACGACGACGGGCGACAAGTTCAAGTTCGCTCGTGCTCAACCCAACCCTTAACTTCCGATGGCCTCCTACCAACTCCCAGACGGACGCAAAATTTCCGACTCAATGGCTTTCACGCTGAATGATGTTCAGTATCCAAGCAACTGGCTTTTGCTATCCACAGAGCAAGAGCTAATGCAGCGTGGTATCACGGGGCCACTGCCAGAACCGCCTTGGTACGATCAACGATGGGCTTGGGGCTTCAATGATGACGGCTCCTTGAACTGGAAAGACTTGGAACCACTGAAAGAAGAATACATTGCTCATGTAAAGCGCAATGCTGGGTCGATGCTTGGCGCAACAGACTGGATGGTTACAAGAAGCGCGGAACCCAATGGTAAGCAAGTGCCCGATGCCGTTCTTACAGATCGTGCAGCGATCCGCACTAAGAGCGACGAAAAGGAAACAGCAATCCTCGCTGCCACCACCACCGAGGAACTTGCGGCTTACATCACCGGGCCTGACTACCCAGTGTGGACCGAGCCCGAATCAACTGAGGTAACAGATTCAACACAGGTAAACTAAGTCATGGCTATCGACTTCCCCTCTAGCCCCACACTCAACCAGACGTACACCTTCAACGGGCGTACATGGAAGTGGAACGGCACCGCATGGGTGGCGCTCTCGCAGGAGGCCGCAGGCTCAGCGGTGTCGGTTGACCTTGACCCAGCTATTGCGGGGATGATCTTCTGATGGCTGCACCGAACCTCAAGGCACCAACGAGTATCACGGGCAAGACGGCACGTTATGCCGTCACGACCACACTTGCCGCCGCGCTGAGCAATGCCGCCGCCAGTGGCAAGGTGCTCAAGATCAACAGCATCTTCTGCGCCAACGTGGATGGCAGCAGCGCCGCCGACATCAGCGTGAGCATCTACGACGGCACTACGGATAGCTACCTAGCGAAGACGATTGCCGTTCCAGCGGACGCTACGCAAATACTCAGCACCAAAGAGACATATTTCTACTTGGAGGAAGGCGACTCTCTTCGTGCTCTCGCGAGTGCGGACAGTGACCTAGAGCTGGTGATCGGCTACGAGGAGATTGCGTGATGATTGGTTTTAATGGTGGCTTGGTTGGAGCAAAAAGAACCATCGCTACTGGCCCTTCAATTCCAGGAGTCTGGACATCGAACGAACAGTGCCTGTCAAAACGCGATGAAATATGGGCTAGTAATTTTAATCCAGAGCAAAACTTTATGGATGACGGGGCAGATGATGCAGTAAATGGCGTAATCCCGCTTACTGGTGGAAATCCGCTCTGGATTGATGTAGTCCCTGCAAATGCAGATCTTGACTACAGCGGGTCAAACAGCTTTAACCGAGTAATGGACGGGTCGCTTTCAACAAGTGTTTACTGGACGGGCGATCAATACTCCCAGGGAAATGTAACACAAATAAGGCTGGAGCTGGTTCCACGCATAGTTGCATCAGGTGAAATCTCGACAGTTCGCATTTACGGGCGAACTTATAGCACTAGTTCAACCTACATACCATACGACGCACAACTACTAGATTCAAGCAAAACAGCGATCAGTGGAACTAGCGTAAGTTTAGTTGCCCCTGTGCAATGGCACAATATACCTGTTCTTGGCGATCCTTATTACTTGGAAATATCTTGCTCTTCCGGCAATGCCAGACGATTGTATCTCTACGCCATTGAAGTCAACGGCTCCATCCTCATTGACACATGACCCTCTACTCCCTCCACGGTGCTCGCCCTGAGCCCCTGCCCTTCCGCATCACGCTGCCGAACGGCTTCACGCGCACCGACCCTTCAACCTTCACCGAGGACGAAATCTTCGCCGCCGGTTTCACCGGCCCTTATGCCCCTCCGCCCTACGACCCGGCAACCGAACAATTCGTTTGGGTGGATGGTGCCTACGTCGTGGAGCCTTTGCCTCCTCCACCTCCCGAGCCCGAGCCGCTCGACCTAACGGCCACCGCCAATGGCATCCTCGCCGCCGCTTCTTCCGGGGATAGCGAATCCTTGGCCATACTCTTGAACGACTTGATTACTGCAGCCAGAGAGCCTCGGTAACCTAGTTGTCACTGTGCGAAAGCCTAGTATGGGGCTTGATAGCGACACAGAGCTTGTTAATATAGAAGAAAGCTTTGTTGTATTGTGGACCCGGCAAAATACGACATCACAATTCACCAAGGGGCCACGTTTGAGCTACCTGTGCATTACAAGGATGGTGATGGCAATAGCGTAAACATGAGTGGCTATACAGTTGAAGGTAGTGTGTATGATCGTCTCGGTACGACAAAATTAGCAGATTTCACTCATTCTTGGACGGTTCAAGCCAGTGGTCAATTCACCTTATCCATTCCTGCATCGACCACTGCGACGATGAGTGGAATTGCGCAATATGACGTCCTAATTACTGAGCCAAGTAATAGCAAATTCTATTTACTAGAAGGATCGGCTATCGTAAATCCAGGACTCACTGGAAGAAGTTGATGCAATTTTCAATTGTACGATCTGCATCGCCAAGTCTTTCAATTTCTGGCACTACAAATGCAGTGGTTGTTCAACAACCACAATCTAGTGTTGTGGAAGTGGCGTCTCCCGGCCCTCAAGGGCCAGGTTTTGTTGGAACCGTTTTCATGGACATTGACACCATCGAAACACTTACCTCGGGAGACACTGGAAAGTTATTAGTCTGGAACGGCAGTCAATACACTGCTACTAACATTCTTTCAGAGAATCTTACCGTCGTTGGAGGTGCTTTCTAATGTCTGATGCGGTGACAATTAAAATCAAACGGCGAGCCAGTAGTGGCGCTGCCGGAAGTCCAAGTTCTCTGAAAAGCGGAGAGCTTGCATTTAACGAAAATGCAAGCGACAAAAAACTTTACTATGGCTATGGCGATGATGGCAATGGTACTGCCACATCAGTTATTGCAATTGCTGCGGAACAAATTCCGAATGCAGGACTAGCAAATAGCAGCGTTACTATTAACAGTCAATCCTTGAGTCTTGGTGGCTCGTTGACGCTTGATACAGACAACATCAACGAAGGTTCCACCAATCTTTATTACAGCGATGCTAGTGCTCGTGCCGCCATTTCAGGAGACGCCTCAACTGGCTTAAGCTACAACAGCTCTACTGGTGTGGCGCTGCTATCTGGCATCCCCAACGCATCGTTAACAAATAGTTCTATCACTATTAATGGTTCAGCCATTGCGCTTGGAGAATCTGTAAGCACAAGCTTTAGCGCTAGTGATGGTTCAGTTTCGACAACCATTGCCAATGGCGATACGCTCACCATTCAGGGCACTGCCAATGAAATCAGTGTTTCCAATAGTAGCGGCACTCTTACTGTTGGCCTACCAGATGACGTTACCATTGCAAGCGGCTTAACAGTTGGAGGCAATTTAACTGTCAACGGCACTGTTTCAACAATTAACAGCACCACTGTCACTGTTGACGATAAAAATATCGAACTTGGTTCTACGGATTCGCCCACTGACAGCACTGCAGACGGCGGTGGTATCACGCTAAAGGGCGACACTGATAAGACTATTAATTGGGTGAATGCAACCGACAGTTGGACTTTCAATCAAAGCATTAACATCATTGGTAGTGGCTATGGCTTGAAGATTGGGGGCTCTGAAATTGTTACGTCTAATAGGCAGTTGATTAACGTGACGCTTAGCGGGATTACTGTTGATGGAGGCACTTTTTAATCGTGGGACAAGTTGTACGCAATAATGAACAGTTTGAAACCAACATTCGAGCTGATCACAGGGGCCAACTCTTAAAAGTTGGCCCTGACAGTGGTCGCGTGGACGCATTTGGCAGACAGCGCGTAAGCGAGCCATTCACACTATTTGACAGCACGATGCGCTTTGATGAGCGCACTGATCAATGGTTTACAGTCCTTGCGGGCGGTGGCGCCGTTACTTATCTGCCCAATCAGAGTTCACTCTCCATGGCTGTCACCACCAATGGTGACAGCGTGCTGCGTCGTTCCAAGAAACGCTTTCCCTATCAACCAGGAAAGAGCTTGCAAATCTTGCAAAGCTTTGTAGGCACCACTCCCGTTGATGGCCTTGTTCAGGAATGCGGTCTGTTCGATGATGACAATGGCATCATGGTGCGGGTGAGTGGCACCACTGTGCAATTTGTCATTCGCGGGAAGTACAACGGCGCTGTCCAAGAAACAGTCATCAACCAAGACGATTGGAACATCGATACATACGATGATCTAGATGTTTCCAAGGCCAACATTTTCACTGCCGACATTGAATGGCTCGGCGCTGGTCGTGTGAGACTTGGTTTTGTTGTTGATGGCGAATACAAATATTGCCATGAGCAGAATCATGCCAATGCCATTGATCACGTTTATATGACCACGGCTATTTTGCCGTGCTCCTATCGGATTGCCAGCACTGGTGCTGCAGGCACCATGAAGCAAGTCTGCACCAGCGTGCAAAGTGAAGGTGGATATGAGCCATCTGGCCCCATCTACATCGCTGGTCGCGGTGCAACCGGCGTGGCTGCTATTTCCACTGAGCAAGTGGTGGCTGGCATTCGCATGGCAAGCGGTCGCACTGGCAATGTGATCATGCCCGCGCAAGTGGATGCCACCATTGAAGGCAATACAACGGCGCTTTGGCGCCTGCGCCTCAATCCGACCATTACCAGCGGCACTTGGACTGCAGCAGACAATGGAAGAGGCAATGTTCAAACGCTTACTGCCGCTACATTCTCTGGTGGCACTGTTGTGGCTGCTGGCCTCGTTGGGAGTCGTGGCAGCACTGCATTCAATGCTGAGTCTGCATTGAGCCTTGCTTTGGGCATCGATGAGAATGGCGCGTCAGATATTCTGGTGCTGACCATGGAAGCCGATAGCTCCACGAAAGGCTTAGGCGTGTTGGGGTGGCGTGAGCTGGTGTAGCCGCTAGGCTACGCCGCATGGAGCCCATTACCAAGTTAGAAGTGCAGGAGATGATTGATGCTGCCATTAGGCAGCACAATCGCAATGCTGGCATCATCTCAATGGTGGTGGGCTGGGCTGTATTGGCCTTCTATGCTGATGGCCTATTTCGCATTGTCCAGCGATGATTTCGTTGCCAAAGATGAGCGGTGATTGGCGGCAGCAGCATATTGATGCCATCTCTGATAGCCTGCACGAATTCATCACTGATGGCGGAGCAGAGGCTGCGCATGAAGCACTTTGCGACGCCATAATGTCTTGGATTGATTACCACCAGAAAGAGCTGAACGAATGGCGCTATTTGGCGGCACGTCTAAACCTTCCTTTACCCGACGCCTCTATTCCTTCTTCCGAGGAGAGCAGCAAGCCAAAGCCCTAGAAGAGCTGCGTCAATCAGTCCAGGAGCGCACTAAGCAACTGGCGATTGAGGATTATGAATGGTGGAATGCGTTGCCTCATGAGGAACGCCTACGGGCGTTCCGTAGCGTGTGCCGGCGCATCCATCAAGGGGATGTAATTGAACATGGATCCTATCGCCATGTTCTTTATGAAGTGTTTGGTTTTAATGGTGATGCCTATGTAGATGGCATGGACTGCGGCTACATGGACATTCACAATCTCATCGCGAGGGGGTCTGAGGAGCCTCCCCATCGAGAGTCCACGTAATTCTCATTTCGCCGCCTAATGCCCTTACAGCATCACTTGCATGATCAGGAGCCTTGTGCTCAATCATCACAGATGGCACCGTTGCGTTGGGCAGTGGCGTTATTTTTGATGCTGGGAACAGCTCTTGTGCTTTCGTGGCCAGCTTCTCGGAAACGTCATTACGATGTTCCGCCTCCCATTGTTCTACCAAAGTCCTCGCTTGTTTATCAACGGCATCTAGTGTGTTTGCCGTTTTCCATTCCGCCCAGTCAGGGCGGCACCACTCCATTAGACGTTTGAACCAGGGATTGAACGCCACAGAAGGGCGGAGCTGGACCAGAAGAAGGCCCAGCTCGTAAAGGAGAGCATTTAACCAGCTCTCAAAACTCATCCTTCCTGGTAGACGCTGATGAAGATGCTGCCGCTTTTCAGAAGCGGCATCACAAAATCACGCAGATGGGCATTGTGCATGCGAACGCAACCATGCGTAGCCAGAAGGGGCTGCATTGGCGCCCAAGCACCTGGCCAGCCATTACCACTGCCACCGCCGTGCAGCATGATTCCTGCCCGCCCATTGCTGCGCTCTTGGCCCTCTAGATCGATCATGTCGAGGCTGTACCAGCCATAAGCCATGAGCGTGCGATCAAACGCAGGCTTGTCACCATTGATTTCGTAATCACGGTAGACAGTGCCCACCTTGTAGAGACCGGGCGGAGTGTCAGTGTTGCGCAGCTTCCATTCATAGTCACTGCCTTGACCTCGCGCCAGTGCAGGAAGCTCCCATAGGAGCTTCCCTTCAGAATTGAAGCATTTGGCAGTTTCTACAACGTCATTGACGACGATGTGATGGTCACCAGCTTTGAAGCCAAATTCACGCGGGGATTTCTTAGGGCCGATCATGGGAGATGTGCGAGTTGATTCAGGAGCATATTCCTTCATCAGTCGCGATAATTTAGCGGGATAATCTGGATCCGTAGCATACGACTGCTCCTTAAGCATTCGTGCTGCGGTGTAACGATTAGGGGCGCGATTAACGCCTTTGAAATGCCGATAGTCTTTATACCAGCGCGTGACAAGATATTCAATGCATGCAGCAAGGCTGGGAAAATCAATAAATCCCGCCTTGATTGTCACCCATTGACCGTCGTACCATTCCTGAGTGGTAGTGCTAGTCCCACTTCCCTTCAGGCCTAGGTAGTTATGTTTGCCCGAAGTGTGCTTGCCAAATCCGCTCTCTAGACAACATTGAGCTGCCGCGAGTTCAGGATATTTTGCGCCACACTTACGAGCAATCTGGAAGCATTCGTCCCAGAATGCTCGATTACTGGGCCACATGGCCTCAGCCCTTAACGCGGAACACTGCCTTCAGACCTGTCATGACAAGCTGAAGCACGTTGTTCTCCTTGTAGGGAGTCTTTTCAATAATTTGGTCAATAGCAGCGACGATAATGCCACCGATGACGAACCACTCAATGCCTGCCATTGAAATTCTCCGAAAGAGTTTGCTTTAGCCTAGCGACGAATTTCTAAGCTTCTCACCCGTGCTTCCAGATGTTGTACGTTTTCGGTGAGAGTGTCAAGGTTTTTTGTTATAGCCTCAACTTGCGTTGTAATGCGAATTTGCTGATTACCCACGGCAATCATCATCCCGCCAGATGCCAGTAGCATGCCAGCAGTGACCGTAGCCACAAAGTTTGCCAAGCCTTCTTTCACTGCTCGCTTTGCGGCATTTTTCTAAATCATAGCATTGTCTCAGTGTTTAAATTCAGACGATAGATTAGTGTCAGCCAACTGAAGATAACGTCATGTTTGTGGCGTATGAGCCCGATGATTACATCACTGGCCTCATTGAATTACGTAAGTCGGACGCCACACGACGCTTCAGGAAATCTATCTTCGATGACTATCCGCTTCGCGGCCCGCTAGGGCAGTCCGCGTGCGCTTATTGCGGGCGATGGAATGAGAAGCTAACCATCGACCACATCGTTCCCAAAAGCAAGGGCGGCCCTCATTTCGCCCGCTGGAACATGGTGCCTGCTTGCAAACGGTGCAACCTGGCCAAGACTGATCTGCCGGTGTTTGAATGGTGGCGTCCCACTGATCAGTGGTCGCGGCAGCGAGAGGAAGTGTTGATGGCATGGACCTATGCCAACAGCTTCATCGACGCCCACACTGACAGTGATGAATACTGGCGCTTCCTGGCTGAGAAACGGGTGGTGCAGAAGGAAATAATGCGTCGCATAAGAAAAGGGCCATTTCGTGGCCCTTTTTCTTTAGCCGATTTGGGAGACGTTGGCTGGGCTGTTGCTTAGTCGTAGCAATTGGATTTTGCGTTCTTCGACAAGGTGTGCGGAGGATACGCAACTCTTTAAGCCAAGCGATGGGAAGCTCACCTCATACACCTCTTGATCGTGGCAATCCACGTAGAAGCGCACCTCAGCATCGTCAGGAGACATTGAATCGTCCAAGATGGACGGAGCTTTTTCAATGGTCATAGCGGACGTTAGGAGCAGAGGGACCGAGGGCTTCGCACACTTCTTGGATGGCGTCGTATTTGACGAGGTGCTTGAGATACCACTGAGCCTTCCGAAGATCTTCTTGACCGCCTTTATTACGCTCGCGCCAAACGTATTTGGCGACATTGCCTTTAAGGAATCCACGAAACTCTTCGGGGGTGAGCTGGGCCTCAATGGCCTCGATGCATTCAATGCTCCCCTGGGCAACGTAATGGTCAGGGGAATTGACCATATCGGGCTTAGAAGGAGGAGTCATTAGCTTTGAAGGCTGCGAAGGCTTCACTAACGATAGGCTCGGCTAGCTCAGCAAGAACGTCGGCGTAGGCACGGATTTCCCATTGTGCGTCGGAAGGCTGACGCAAGCTCAGAAAATGCAGGAGGGCCTGAAGGCTGCAGGTCCAGACAAAGCTGGTGTAGTGGCATGTCGGCAGAATGCCGCGTGCCTGCTCCTTGCTCACGCCAACAGCCAACAGGGTCGAATAGGCCTGTCGCACCATCTGCAAGGCCTCTGCATATTTGATTTCAGCCACTCGTGTGCTGCCTTCATCGAGCGGGCCATCAGAGGCTTGTTTGTTGCTAGTGCTCTGCTTTCTAAATTCTTTTGGAAAATAAAACTCTTCGCTATCAGCAGGGCAGTAGCGGAAGCTCTTCTCATTCCAGCCAAGCTGGTCATTGGCAAACGTACCGCCAATCACATGCTTCCACCATTGTCTTGCGACGAATAGCGGAGCTTTTACTTGCCATTTGAACACCACTCCCCGGAACGGGCTGGTGTGTCGATGGGCGACCAAGTAATTGAGAAGCTTCTGCTCTCTTGGTCCAAAGTCTGGACTTTCAAGGTCAAAGCTTTGCCTCGCATCGCAAACAATGTCCATTGAGCTTCCCATCCAGTCGAGAAGCCGAACACTGCTAATACCGTCACCGAGGGGATCATGGATGGTGAAATCAGTCATTGTTCTGGGCGGAGACGCGAAATTGCTGAGACACTAATGCGGGCAGGATGTTGGTCACCCTCATCCCAAGCCACTCGTGCTTTGCGCACTGATCTTCCCTTACTGTCCTTCTCATGTTCAAAGGAGAGAATCGTGCCTTTGAATCCCGAATATATCCATCCATCTGACGTGAGTGATACCAAGACCACTCTCTGTCCCTTGGTGAAAGGATCATGATTTGGAGTGCGGAGAGACTGGCGAAACGGTGTTCTTGGGAGAACCGTAATCACAGGTTCGGGATCTTGTGCAGATTCCACTGGCCGTACAAATGTCTTCCGCCTGTCGCGCAGGGTTACGCTAAAGGAAAAGGAAAGAGCCATGCAGTACAGCGTTCCAGTGATTCTTGATTACGATGGGAGGAAACACATTGCAACCATGGGTCCATTTGAGCGCAGCATGGAGCGGGACTTCTCGCTAGCCGTCAATAAGAAGGCAATTGCAGAATGCACCGACATGCAACAGCTCAAAGAGGTGACAACAAACCTGCTAGAGGGGTTCAGTAACCTGCAGGGCGCCGTAGGCGGTTTGATCAAGGAAAACATGAATTTGCGGCATGCCATCGGACTGCGGGAGTCTGATTTGCAAGCGGCAGAGGATCTTATGAATCAGGCTGCTGCTCTTCTAGAACAGCAGCAATCATCACAGACCAACAAGCCTCCCCGATCTTCTCAATCCAAGTGGCGTCTGTGGCCGTGGTAGACGTGAGCAGAAATACTTTCCAGCCACCCATCATGGCCAGATTGTATTTCCTTGCATCGCGGTCATAACCAGACCCTGATACATGGCGACCTCGCATGTAGGTGCCGCCTTGTATCTCGATCAGCGAGCGGCTTTCGACATGAGCAAAATCAGCTCGGTAGCGCTTGGATCGTTTGCTTTTGGCGTAGCGCTCTTGATAATCAGCTTCCCAAGTAGGCACATCACTGAACTCGCGAACAAGCTCTAATTGGGGCCACTGGACTTTCCACTGATCGTAGAATTTATCCTCAAGAGCGCTCACAAGATCATACTTTCGCAGCAGTTACGCTAGCGCCTTGATCTTGATACTTTCCCTCATAGGGCCTGCTCACTTCACCGCAGCGAAATAGCACCACTTGGGCAATGCCCTCGTTGGCATACACGCGGATGTAGCGATCAGTGGGATTGGTGAGGCTCATGGTTAGGTAGCCACACCAGCCAGGCTCGATGGGGGTGATGTTGGCGATGAGGCCAGCGCGTGCGTAGGTGGATTTGCCCCAGCACAGTCCCATTACATCGTTCGGCATGTTGAACCGTTCGACGCTCACGCCAAGGCCAATGGCATGCGGAGGGATGATGAAGAAGCTGCCCTTTTCATCCTGCACCAGGCCTGTCGTGATGCCCTCAGGGGCATCTTTCACATCGAAAGTGGATGTGGACTGCGGCGATGCATAGACGACAAACTCCTTGGGAGACAGGCGAATGTCGTAGCCGCTTTGGCTGAGGCCGAAGCTCAGAGCAGGCTTGCCATCAACAATCTTGGTCTTCTCACCCACATAGGGCATGAAGATGTCGTTTTCAGCGAGCTTGCTGATTTCGATGTCGTTAAGGAGCATTGTGAAAGGGGCGCTCTAGGCGCCCCCGTAAGGATCAGAACAGATCGTCGGAAGCAGCCTTCTTGCTGCTACCAGCCTTGCCAGAGTTGTCCCACATGGAGGCATAGCCCTTGGCACCATCGATCTTGCCCTTCACTTGCACTTGGCCAGTGAAGCTGGGCTGAGAGTCGTTGACTTTGCGGTCGTTGGTCCACAACGATGCGGCAAGGCTGTACATGCCACGGTCGTTAGGGCCAGCTTCCTTGGCCTCGCGGAACACGTCTGCGGGGATGTCGATTGCGACTTTGTAGAGAGGCTGAGAAGCCATGGTTGAAAAAGAAGAACGGAACAAGAGTAGCGACTATGAACGGGAGATCAAGCTCCCTTGTCCATAGAAATTGTGAAGGGCACACGACCGGGATAGTGGTCGAAGAAGAACTGCTGAGTCTTCTGTGTCATCACGCCGGCTTGCGCTACAAGCTCACCGGCATCCAGGCTCACAATTTGAGCCTGTTCGCCCTTTCCAGTGTCGGGATCGTAGATGGCAATGGCGCAGTGCGCCTCATTGATTTCGATGTCATACATCTGTTCAATGGCCTGCACATAGGCTCCAAGCTGCATGCGGTAGTCCGCAAGCATCGAGTCGCTCTTGTGCTTGTAACTGGTCTTCCAATCGAGCAGCGCATAGGCGCCGCTCTTCATGGTGGCGAGCATATCGAAGGTACCCGCGTAACCAATTTCCCTGGAAGGGCAGTACCACGAGATGGCACTTTCGACGAGCTGAGGCTCGTCTATCTGGTCCAGGAAGTCCTGAATGCTCTCGTAGTAAGGGAGGAATTGAGGCGCATTATCAAAATGCGTCTCAACATCCTCCCCATTAAAGAGGTCTTCCAATACTCCATGAAGCCAGTTGCCACGTTCAACGGCATTGCGCGTGCGACGGTTTGCTTCCGCATCGCCTACACGCTTGCGCCAGTTGATGAGGGCCATTGTTTTGCCTATGGGGGCGGTGGCCGAGGCGACTGTTGTAACGGACGGCAAGACGATTCCTGCTGGAACATTGGGAAGCTCCTCCGAAACGTAGTAGCGCTTCTTGTTAATTTGGAGCCTATTTGGCTCGTAGCGTGGGAATTTCATCGTGGTTTGACGCAGTAAGAGCCAGATGTGTAATAGCCCATGGGACAACTGCTTCCCTGTTTCTCGATGGCATTAGTTGCGTTACGAGAGGGCACGCAATAGGCGCCGGAGATGAAGTAGCCCATAGGGCAGCTACCCACGCGAGGGAGAGGCTGCGCAAGCTGAGCCATGATGAGGAGGGAAATCATTTTTCGTTTACATCCCAGAAGTACTCGCAGCCTTCCTCCGTGCATGGAGGCGCCGCGAATTGCGATTGATACCTGTCTGGAGGCGCAAGATAACGCCAGCAGTTTTCCTTAACAGGGCATCCATCCCCCGTACACATTGCAATGTCAGGCATGAGATGTCGATTAATAAACGGCTTAAGAAACGCAGAATCCAGAAGACCAGCATCCATGACGGAAGCAAGCAGAGCCGCCACACGTTTCGGACTATCAATGAGATCGTCTGGAAAGCTCCAATAGGCCTCATTCGCCTTCTCCCACCATTGCTTGTCCAAGGCGGTTTCCTGAATCAACGAGGGCTTGGCGATGGTCGCTGATGTAGTCATCAAAAGCTTCAATGATGGTGCTTTGGAAGAAGCCACAGCCCATGAGGTAGCAAGCGAAGTCTTCTACGATTTCTGAAGTCGTTTCTTTGTAGGAAGTAAAGCTGAGTTCGTAGGAAGGATTGCCAAAACGATCAGCAAATGAATGGGTCCATTTGTGGGGCATCACTTGGAAGTCCATAGACGTGCTATGCGAAGGATGAGAAGAGCGCTGACAGTTGCTGTACCAGCCAATACAAGAAATAGGCCGAGCGGGTCATGCTGAAAATAAGGAGGAAGGAAGCTCAGTAATGGGACCATCGTCTTCATCGAAGGCAACTACTCCAGCGAAGGCCCTCGCTAAGAGGGCCGCCGCCAGATCTACTTTTTTGATGCAACGAATGCCTTAACGGCTTCGACGGCAGCTTCGGTGGACACTGCAGCTCCACGAATACTGTCCAGTTCTTTCGTCATGGCAGTCTTGGTGATCTTGATGCCCTGTTCCTTAGTCCAGGAGGACACCAGAGTGGTGATCACATTGCCGAAATCGCCGACAGTCTTCACGTTGGCGCCAGTATTAAGGCCAACAGTGTCTAGGGCGTTCTTGACTGCCATTTGGCAGGCCCTCACATCAGCGAGTCCAAGAGGATTGGCTTCGCAGAATCCAACAAGGGCTTGTTTTCCATCGAAGGCAAGAGCCCACGCTTCTCCAAGGTGAGCATTGCCTCCATCAGCAGGCGCTTGCTCTTTCTTTGATGCCGGAGCTTGCTTCGGAGCATCCTGTTGGAGCGGGAGCCGGGCCGATCCTTTTTGATCATCTTCTTTGGGGATGTCTTCGCCTGCGTAAAGACGCAGGCCGAGGCCGGTGAAGGTGGCGATGCACTTAACGGCAGCACGCTGGCAGTTGTCGCTGATGGCGCGACCATCCAGCTCTTTAATGGCATTGTGCTTCCGATCCATCACGGGGAAGATCAGAGCAACAGTGCGACGGATGCCGTCAGTGAGGTAAGGGCGAAGGTAGTAATAGCCGGGGCCACCAAAGACCACTTCACCAATGGTTTTCTCTTCAAACGCGACGAAGAGCGTGGGAAAGTGTTCTTTGAGATAGCGGTAAGCGAAGGGCCAGGAGAGATAGGAAAGGCCTTTGTAGTCCTTCTCAATGTGAGGACCAATGTCTGGGGTGTCGTATGCAGCCTTAAAGGCTTCGGCGCTGATTTCAAGAGGAGTGAAGACGCCGTTGTAACGGTCGAGCATGGACTGCTGGGCGGGATCTGAAGACATGAGGGAGGGGGTGTGAACGGTGAAGGAGTGCTTCATTAGGAGCCAAAGCTGCGCTTGTAGCCAGAGCGCTTGTTCTCGTCAGATGAGTCGTAGAAGATGACGAGGTACTTGCCTGGTTGCTCTGCATCACCAATGACAATGCTTTCGCCAGGTAGAGGCCAGTCATTTACCGAGCGGATGTCAGTGATGACTTCAGCGGAATGCTCGTCGAACACATCGTCATAAACGACGCTTTCGCAGAACAGCTTGATTTCGCAATCTTCGTTAGTGCGAAGGTAGCCGTCTAGGTGGCTACGGAGTTCAGAGGCTTTCATCGGGGAAGAGGGAGGATGGGTCTACAGACTCTTGCGTGTGGTCGAAGCACTCTTCCCACGCATTGTCTGCGAGAGTGGCACTTCCTTCCCATACGGGAGTGGAGCGAATGAGACGCTCCAGCGTCTCACTGTTGGACTTTCGCGCTTCGTGGGCAATGTTGCCCAAGTGAGTAAAAGCGGTGTCTGTGAGGGTGACGTGGCGGCGTTTTTTGAGTTCGCCATGAGCATTCGGCACGGTAATTAGAGGTGAGTGAGCAAGGAATAGGTCAAAACGGAAGAAATAATTAAGACCAGGAAAAGCTCCATCGGGAAGCGCGGCTCGACACACCTTACACACCTTTTTGGGGTATGCAACCCCCTAATCCTCCGAGTCTCATGAGACTGCTGCTGAATACTTAAGCATGCATTAAGAGCGCCTCAAGCCGTTGCAGCGCCTGAAAAATCTGCTACAACAGCTCTGACTCACCCCCGCTCATGGCCTTCAACATCCTTGACCACGAAGCCAAGCTGGAGCCTTCCAAAGAAGCAGGGAAATATAAGTGTCCGGCCTGTGGCGGCAACAACCTCAGCCTCGACCGGAACAATGGTTCCTATAACTGCTGGAACGATCCATCACCTAAGCATCGCGCTGAAATCCGCAATGTCCTCGCCCCATTAAAGCGTTGGGAAAGGCCGCCCAGGGAAAGCGGCTCCTATCGCTTCCCCTACCAAAGTCGTGATGGCAACAAGGTTTTGGACGTTGTTCGTCGTGACAACGACGGCAAGAAGCAGATCTTCCAGGAATATCCTGAGGTAAAGCCTGATACACCTCAACGTCAGAAGGTTATCGAGAGCCTGCGCTCTCAAGTGCTGCCATACCGCTACAACGAAGCCATTGAAGCCTCCAAGGCTCTCCGCCTGCCCATCTTTGTGGTTGAAGGTGAGCTTTGTTGTGATGCCGTTTGGCAAATAGGACTACCGTCCGTCACTTTCTTGGGCGGTAGCAAGCAATACAGGAGCAATGGGGACTATTCATCCCTCTTCAAAAATGCCCGTCTCGTGTTGTGTCCAGACCGAGATGAGCCAGGCGTGGCTCTCATGCGGGAAGTGGCGGTTGATAACCCTGGCGCTCAGTGGTTGTATGCAGATCCCGAAAATTTTGAATGGGACTCACTTCCGCAAAATAACGGATATGACATTTCCGATTGGATTGATGAAGGTGCAGACCAAGAACTAATCCTCGCCTCTGTCGTCTCAAAGGATCGCCATGAAGGCCACGACGGCCTTCCTTCCTATGAAGAGATCATTGGCGCCCTGGAAACCATGGTCGGCCTTTATGGCAATGACGCCCGCGTGTTGTTTGAAGCACGCCAGTGGATGACAAACCACGGCCTCAAGATGGCCACCACCGAACTTGAAAAGCTTCTGACTGAAGCCAAGACTCGCGTGGACGGCAAAGAGGAAATCGAGGTGTTGGACGCCAAAGCCATTGCCCTGTCTAATGAAGTGAGGCGCTGGACCATTGCTGGCATCCTTCCCGAAAGCAGCGTGATGCTCCTAGCCGCTGCTCCAGGCAGCGGCAAATCAACGCTCATTTACAATTGGGCGTTACATGTTGCAACTGGCACCGAATGGAGTGGCAGACGCTGTGCTAAAGGCAGAAGCCTCATCATCCAATGCGACGAACCAGTGGTCGATGCAGCGGAAAAGATGCAGGTGATCGGCTACGACCGTGACGATCTCAACCCTGAGGACATTGGTTTTATTGAACGGTGGCGTTTTTCCAATATTGGCTGGCTTGCGGAGCGCATCCGTCGTGATCGCCCGCAATTTGTGGCCATTGACAGTCTCACCGCATGCCTGGCCGGCATGGATGTAGACCTCATCAAGAGCGATGCAGGCAATGTCATCTACGAACTGCGAGACATTGCCAACACCTATGGCTGCAGCATCGTCATCCTTCACCACCTCAACAAAACAGGCGGTGTACGCGATAGCTCCAGCTTTGAGGCCAATGTCTCTGAAGTGGTGAAGCTCTACCGCCCCGAGAACAATCCTGGCCCCAGTGAATTCTTGCTGGAATGGACAAAATCACGTAGCGGACTGTCCGGCAAGCACTTCCTGGTTCGCGAGCCCGAAACTTATGGCTGGTTCTACAGGGGGCCAGTGGACGGCGACCCCGAAGATCTGATGCGGACTGCCAATATCGTGAATAATCGAGGCATGGAATGTTTCAGTGCTCAGCAGATGAGCAACATCCTTTCGCTGTATGACACCGGCAAAGCGAAGCGCACGCTGGAACAGGCACGGCGCCAAGGGCTCATCTCTTCATCATGGAGACTCGGTCCCACTGGTGAGCGGGACCGCATGTATCACTCTTTTGATTATGTGGAAGCAGAACCGTCGGACTTTGCGGAGGAGAAACCAACTATTGAGAACGCCCCTGAGGAAATGCCAGATGTTGATGATGACATTCCGTTCTAGGTTTTCGGAATTTGATGGTTAACATTTCTTGATGGAAACAATCGCTGTCTGGTTCTCGTGTGGTGCGGCTAGTGCGGTGGCCGCATTGAAAACCATTGAAAAATATGGCAACTCTCATTGCATTCGGATTATCAATAATCCAGTAGCGGAGGAGGATCCTGATAACCGCAGGTTTTTGCTAGATGTTCAACAGTGGCTTGGCGTAGAGATTGAATTTGCCACTAACTCAAAATACCCTTCATGTTCTTGCGTGGATGTCTGGGAGGATAGGAGATTCATGAGTGGCCCACTGGGCGCACCTTGCACATTGGAGCTAAAAAAAGCATCTAGGCAACAATGGGAAAAAGATAATCACCCAGATTGGCACGTACTTGGATTTACTTACGACGAGATAAAGAGACACGAAAGATTTGTCATGACAGAAAGAGATAACGTCATTCCTGTTTTGATTGACGAAAAAATAAACAAGCAGCAATGCTTTGAAATCATTTCAAAAGCTGGGATAGCATTGCCTTCTGTCTATCTTCGGGGTTATCCAAACGCAAATTGTATTGGTTGCGTAAAAGCAACATCAGCAACCTATTGGAATCACGTAAGAAAGCAGGACCCAGAAATATTTGAGCAACGCGCTAAGCAGTCTAGGGATATAGGTTGCAAGCTTGTCAGGTGGAAAGGTGAAAGGATTTTTCTCGATGAACTACCAGAAAATGCGAAAGGCAGGAAAATGAAGGGAATGGATTTTGAATGTGGTATTTTCTGCGAGGAACGCACGTTCTAAATAGAGGGAGACTGTTAAGCGGCGTCTCCCCGCCCGCCCGACGCTACGAGGCGGGCTTTTTTAATGCTAGCTAATATCTGATTTCCCAATAAACGGCCTTTATTAAGAATGCAGCTAACATAGTAAAGATTAAGTTATGGCCGCGGCCTAGTTATTGCAATGGCTTTCCAGAATCCAGGCCTTGAAGCGCTGCATCAATTCGTCACTGGTAACAACTCTGCCCCTGATTCTGCCCCTGTCATTGAACAGAACGTGGTAGAGCAAGTTGACAACAAGGTGGAAGTCGAGGAAATTACCAAGGAACTGCAGGACGATGCCCGTCTGGAACGGCCAAAATGGAAGGGATTTGGCTGATTTCTAGGCGTTTTAGGGCTCGTGCTACAGTGGTCACGGAAAGTCCCGAGCGCACCCAGTTCCAGAACTGACGAGCCCTAGACTCCCTCCAGGCATGGCCTTCCAGCACCAGCGAAGCCCCCTCAAGGGGCGGAGCGGAGTCGGACGCCAGGCCAAGGCTACCTAAACAAAAACAGTGGATAACATTGCAAAGCAAACAATTCTTGCAATGATTAATCCCCCTCAGCCAGTAGAAGTGTTGCCTTCGTTGGAACACAATGGAGTGGAAGTTATTTGCCGCATTCATCACGGATTTTCCACGCCTTTGAAAGGGCCAGCTCCTGCACCTCGCTACCTGTATGGTGCCGTGAGCCCCCAAGGCGAACGGCACTGGCGAAGGAGCCTAAATGAACTGCAATCTCTCATCGAAGGAGGGTTTAGTGTTGATGGGAACAAGAAGCAGAAATCATGACTCATGACAATGTCTTGTCTGATTCGGAGTGGGATGAGATGAACTCGCTACGGAGGGCCATTAAGGATGGCCCTCCTGCCGTCGCCTCACACAAAATGGAAAGGTTTGCTGAACTGTTCGTGCGAACTCTTCCCTATGAGGGCGATACAATTGCGCCAGCAGTGATTTTTACAGATGGCTCAGCCTGAAATTATCTTCAAAGATAAAGAAGAAGGCTTGCGCTATGCATTGAAGATCCTGACGGATGCTGGCCTCACGCCAGAAGAAATCGAGCGTGTTCGTGCCAAGAATAAGCCTGGCGTGAACATGGCGAAAGACCTTATCGGCCTGCGTCGATACATGGTCCAGGAATTGTTGGCGGCCAACATGAGCAACCGTCAAATCGCTGATGCATTGCAGGTCAGCAAGGAGACTGTCAATGCTGACCGTCATCACGCTCGCCAGCTTTATACGGAAAAGCTTTTGCAAAGCGCAGACGTGCATCGGGCACGTCTGCTCAAAGAGCAAATGGACCTTAAAGACAAGGCCATGGAGGCGTTTGAACACAGCAAACGCAAGAAGGTGACCACCATTCAAGATGGTGACGATGGCAAGGGTGGCACCATGATCAAAGTGGAAGAGAGTGCCGGTGAACATGGCTTCTTGAACGTGGCGAAGAGCGCCCTGGTGGAGCAGGCTAAGCTTTTGGGCCTGCACGAGCTGAAGCGTGAAGAGCAGCAAGATAAGACCTACCAGCAATTCCTGAAGGACTTGACTGTCACCATTGATAAAGAGAAGAAGCTGAGTGAAGACACCGCCATGAAGGAAGGGGCTGTAGAGGTTGAAGCTGTAGACGCAAATGAGAATAATGAGGCTCATGACGTAGCGGAGCGCACGCGATTCCTTCAAGGTTCAGAAAGTCTTTAGCCCCGGTAGTTGACTGGCTTCGTTATCGTCGGCAAGATACAAGCGTCGCTCAGGTTTCATTGTCTTTTTCCTTTAACAGCGTCGACGACTTCCTGCGAAAAGCCAGTGAAGCCAAGAGTGAGCAACGGGCGGAAGCTAACGCCTGGGCTCAAGATTTCCTTAATGATCCGCACACCATTGGCGTGCCTGTGGAGATGGCCGACACCATCGGCATTCTCATAGAAAAATATGGCGACGAGGCCCTTCGACAAATCGCCCTATTTTGCCTCGGCAAGTGGCATTCCATTCACTCTGGTGTCATCCAAGAGATGATTGAAATGGAGGACACCGCAGCCTCAATAGCTGCGGCAATGGACTCTGCTCGCGTGAGTGGTGCCATTCAAATGCTTGAAAGCGTAGGCAGCTTCGGCGGTGACGATTCTTGGCGGGACATGCTCAAGGAAAGCATCATCTCGGAAGTGGATGAGCACAAAGCTAGGGAGCAAAACGATGGTTGACATGCCCAACACCATGAATGCCTATCTCATCACCACTAGCCGTGACGAGATGATTTCCCTCATGGCACCAAGCGAACGAATAGCTCGCCAGCTATTTGCGACGCATTTCCCTCGTAAACGCATTTCAACAGTGACGGAATGGCCTTCTGACATTCCTTGCACTGTTCCTTCCATCGAATGATCCTTCCCACACTCCGACTCACCACTAGCCATGCAGGAGGCATCTTCCAACTCGGTCCTGTCACCATCGAATGGGCCAACACCATCCCAGAAGGCAGCCAGCTCGTGGGCCAGCCCTGTTGGGGCTGGACCACAGTCCTATTCCCAAATGATGTTTGGTTTTTCGGAAGATAAAGCGTCCGATGGACGGCAAGCATATATATGTATTCCACCAGCCCTAGCAAAGGAGGTGATGGCCAAGGCTAAGGAGAGCCCACCGCCTCATCCAGTGTGGGCCAGCGCCAAACGGCGTAGTCGCTACTTTGTTGTCACGGCTAAGTCCTTGGACGACCTCACTGAAATTGCAGACTTCGCTCGCGTGGAGCTGGAGGAACCGGAAGAGCCTCTTACCAAAGCTCGCCGACATGCTTTTCAAACCCTACTTGGCCGCGCCCATCGCTACGCAGTGCTGGAGCCACTAGGCGACTGCCACTGCCTGGCCACGGCATGGCGTGATCAGCCCCTGAAGGGCACCAAGGCTTCCTCTCGCATTGTGCGTGAACTTCGTGACGCAAAACGCACTAAGGGGTTGACGCTTTGGTGAAAAGGCGGCATCATGCCGCCAAGGGACGCGAGTCCCGCCCATTGCTTCTTAAATCATGCACTCCAAAGTCGTGAGCGTTTCTGGCCACACCAGCGAGCGTGGCATTTCTGTATTTGCCAAAAATGTTCTTGGCAATACTGTTCCTGTGATGTTTGGCGGCGAGCCCGTCACTGAGGGCGTGTTTCGCATAGGTGAATTACTACGCGCCTGTCAGGCTCTAGAAACTGCGCTTTGCGCTCTAGAGGGCCAACGCTCAGACGTTGGCCCCAGCCCAATGCTGGACAATGCAATTAATGATTTGAACTATTTGCACATCCGTCTGGACGGGCTGGTGCAAGCCACTGCTGTAATGCACGGTTCAGTGGTGGAATGCATGGCTGTCGAGAAGCCTGATCTTATGCAGAGCTACCTCAGCGCTTTTGCAAAGGCGGCAGGGCAAGGAGAAGTGTGACAATGGATAGAGAACTGATGCAGTGGACAATGAAGCCTTCTGAATTCTTTGATGCAATGGCAGCTCGCATGCGGCGCCTTGAGAAACGCCTAGCCAAAGTCAAGAAGAGCGAAGAAGAACTCATTCTTGAACTCTACCGCCAAGTCACTTCTATTTAACCATCGGCCCCATCAGGGGCCTTTTTATTTGCCCAGGTGGAATCGTTCGGTAGCGGTTCAGTGCCGTATTCAAAGGTGTCGTAGTCCTCTTCATTGCGCGGATCGTAAATCGCTCCTTCGCGCATCCATTGTGAGAGGCGTTCCTTTTCCTGCTCTAGTGAAAGCTTCATGCCAGGTCCGGCCAGTGATGTATAGAGACTAGCTAGGTATGTATCTATGAAAAAGGCGGGCTTCAAGGCCCGCCTTTCTTAATAGTTGTGGCCTCCGATGAGCAATTTTACCTACGAGAGCGAAGCTCAATCGTAGGGACAGTGCGCTCCTGGGGTCCATGCGATACCCTGATTCACTTCGTCACGAAGATCGTCCGCACTGTCTCGCCCGTCCACCCTTACGGCTCGCCATGCGACTGA